ATGGTTAGATGAAATTAATAACAAAAATCAAAATGTAATTCATAATGTCTATATCTTCGGTCATTCTTTAGCCGATACTGACCATGATATTCTACGAGAATTTATTAATAATCCTAAATTAAAAATCACGATATTTTACAATGATAGTAACCAGTATAGTTCACAAATATGCAATTTAGTTCACTTAATTGGTCCAGATAAGCTTAATGAATGGGTTTATCAATCAAGACCTAAGATACAATTTATCAAACAGAATTCAATGATTAACATAGATGATTCTGAGTGGAGAATAATGAGGGACATAAGAGTCTGTTCCGAATTGTTCAAACTATCTGGACAAGAAATAGAATATAAAATAAACGAAATAAAAGACCATTTAGACAATATTGATAAAACATATTTCAGACAACAAAGAAATGTTATCGACCTGTTTGTAGCTATAACTACGAGTGGTTATGTCGACAATAATCTAAGAGATCAGATGTTAGATATGGCAAAAGATCTCTATGACTCTACAAAAAACGAGACTTACTCTCCTTCTGAATTCAAGAGAGTTGGTAATTCACCTCAAAGATACCAAAACGTTATTTCAAATTTCATAGATTTAGTAAACACATACAATGCCGATAAAAAAGCAAATTCATATCATATATCTGATTCTGATAGCTGTGAAAAAATACTTAGCCTCTTGAAAGTGGGAATTAAAATTGATAAACAGCAAGCAATTTTATTGATTGAAGACATAATAAAGGGTTCAAAACATTCATACGAATCAAATGAAGAGATGTGGGGATGTGTATGCTCTTTAATATGTTTTGTAGATCAGGAAAAACTTATAGAAATAATAAGCGATCACATATCTGGAGATAACAATTTATATCGCATAAAATATACTTATTTGCTAAACTTACTCAAAAAGAAAGGATACGTTGATAACATTTATTAGCTGAATATCAGTTAAAGTAACAGCAACAATATAAAAAATCAGCCGCCTCAGACCCATAAAAGTCCGAGACGGCTGATTTAATTGTTGCAGAAGTATGTTGTCAGCTCACATACTGTCTATATTAATTTTTTACCCTATCATCATCAATCCAGATACGAAACGCCTTCATGCCATATTGTTTAGCATAGAGTCTGCGTCCATCTTTCGACGTAATATACGCCGTGAAAATGTACATAGACATTCCTCCTTTGCAAAAAAAGTTTATAAAACCCCTTGCAAACTCGAAAGAACTATGATATAATGTAATTGTTGAGAATACATTGCTGACAAACACAGTTTCGATAGCAAGTGGTATGAAAAGTCAAGTTGTGAGCTTGGCTTTTTTTGCTTTATACAGAGCAATTTCTGCTGCCTGATAAGACGTGCCAAATTCTTTTGAAATTTCTGACGGCGTCAGCGTGTATATCAGATGATCCGGCATAAGCAATTTGCTTGCAAATGTGTTAGCCTGCCATTCTGGATCACAATATGTAACAACACGTCCGCCGTCACTCCTACACAACTGCACACCTGAACTATGAAGAACATAATGCCCTAGCTCGTGTGCCAACGTAAACCTGTCACGTCCACTACCATTTAAAGCCCTCTCGTAAACATCTTCACGAATAACCATAACTTTTGTGTCATTATCGAAATATGCGTACGTGTCAGGCATTTCAGCTTTATCGACATACAAGTATGAAAACTTCGGGTCTATTTCTGGTAACACAGTCTCTATGAACTCAACGATTGGAAAATATGTACAATCGTATAAGTTAAACTTTTTGCGAAGAGTATTAGTTAAAAACAGAATATTCTTCGTACTCATAGGTTCTGCAATAACTTGATTCAATAGCGATCACCTCTTATTATTTAAAATTTTAATCAAGCTGTTAATCTCATCGTTCGTAAGCGAGTCAATCTTCCGTGCAAAGATAAGTCCCAAATTTGTTTGCTCGGTCGAATACCCTGCTGTGCTAATTGAGATTTCGTTTACGCTCCGGAAATAAGCTTCCTTAAGCTCTATTGCCTTTTCCGAATCCAAATCATAAGCGTTTATGATCTTACCCACTAAATCTTCGGTTGGTCGTTTCTTGCCATTTTCAACAGCAGACAAGTAGGCTGATGTAACTCCAACTTTACCAGCCATATCCTTAAGTAGGAGACCATTGTCAATACGATATCTTCTGAGAAATTTGCCGATTTCTGTCAACATCTTTTACGCCCTCCCTTCGATGATACTATTATAACACATCAATTTAACTTTGTCAAGTGATTTTTCAAAAAAGTTTTCCTGAATTGTTGATGTTGTTTTAATCAGCAGTTATCAGAAATAGAACATAGTGCTTTGGTGCTTCATAACAAAATCAGCCGACAAGGAATAATCCCTGTCGGCTGTCTTACTGTCTACTTTATCTTCTTTGTAATCTCGTCGCTGAGCTTCTTGATGAAGTTCACGCCTGCGATACCGTTCTCATAATATCCCCACTTTTTCAGCAGGGTATTAACTGCCTTTGCAGTACCTTTTCCGTATGTACCGTTCTTGTCCATGCCCACACTGTGAAGCTTGACCGCCTTTGCAAGAAGCAGCAGTTCCTTGAGTGCAAGCACACCGTTTGTTTTGTTGCCCTGCTTGTAGCCTGTCTTGTCAAGCACTTTCGCACTTATCTTGCTCTGGTTCTTTGGTCTCAGGAAGCCTGCAATGTGGTCGTAAGTATGCTTGACCTTAGTGCAAGCTTTTCCGCTCCAGTTTTGGTCATACGAATAAAAATAACTCGTGTTGCCCTCACCGGTGCAGATTGCTATGTGACCCCAGCCGCCATTCAACGTGCCTGACCATATCGCTACATCGCCCTTTTTCGGCACGAAACTTGGTGTGTTCTTTACCTTTGTGAAATTTGCTTTCAGCCAAGTGTTCTTATCGAATAAATCCCAAAAATGGTGAGCGTCATACCAGAAATTCTTGATACCTGAGCCGAAGACCTCGTTGAAATATGCCGTTGCAAGGTCTACACACTGTTTGCCTGCTGCGCCGTCATAGTTAACAGCTACGCCATTGTGCTTCTTGATAAACTCATCATATGTCATTTTCTATTCCTCACTTTCGTTTGTATCCACTTTGCTTTCAACTGTGATTTTAAGCTTGTGTACTATCTTCACCAAGAATGACGGCAATGGTATACCTATCACCGCAAGATTTTCCAAGATAGAAATACATTCATTGATGATAAACCATATCGTCACGATAAGACCGAAGTAAAAGCTGACGTTTACCTCAATGCCTATCTGTGAAAGTCCTGAGATAAAGAGCCAATCGAGTACGCCTGACACCGCCACCACAAATATGTACCCAACTTTCTTGAAAAGCCCTTTAAGACCGACACGGCTTGACAGCTCGCCCCTATTCCATGCTTTCCACATTCCTGTAATGTAGTCAATGATCATCACAAGTACCAGAATGACTATAGGTATCGCCATAACACGGAAATACGCTGACAGCCCTGCGGCTATTGCTGATATGATGATTTTTGCTGTGTTTTCTTTCATTACTGTTCCTCGCTTTCGTATGTTTGTCCCGTGATTGTTGTATACTCCTCAGCCGTGATCCACTTGCCGACGGCGGTGTGCACCATAGCAACCGACCACAAACGGCTGTCATAGTATCTCTTGACCTTTGCGTAGTTTTTACTCATCGCCGCTCACCTCCAACTCAACACCGTTCAACATAGCCAGAAAATCAACATTTGCCTTTATCCTGTCTATCTCGGTGACCTTTGGTTTGTTGAAATTATCTTCCGTCAGCCCCATGCTCTCAACCATAGATTTTTCTAACTTCGTCATGTTGTACCTCCCACTTCTGATAATTTCACAATGTACTCTTCCTCACTCGGCACTGGTATGCGATAGCTGTCGTTGCTGTTTTTGAATGTCACTGAACCACCTGCTTCGACCTCGATGTTTCGCAGGAAGTCATCAGGCAGTATCGAGGATATATCTGTTACTATAGGGTTTGCTAGTTCGTAGTATAGGATAACGCCCTGCATTGCCTGTTTGAATGCGGTGGCATCGGTGTAGGACGTATCGTTGACATGTACACATCCGTCAACGTTTGCATTAGTCGTTATGCCTGTTACATTGGTTTTGCCCCAAAGCTCATTTTGCGTTTTGGCTGGATATTTTGAACAGAGAATGTTTGGTGCAATATCGTAATTTTTGGTTAACTTCTGTCCTTTTAGTTGAAACGTCTCAAACGACACACTATCACCGACACGCCAACTTAGCGTCCCCAAATCAACGCTGCTCACGCACTGAACGTATCGTTTATTCTCATAATCAACGTAGTTTCGTGCCGTTCCTGCACTCCAGCCGTAGCCAGGCAGATTGCGGATTGCCTCTGGAATTTGGTAGGCGGTCTGATAGAATGGAGAATAATTGGTAGCGGTATCACCATTTTCTAGCTGAACGTCATAGATCATGCCCACTATGGTGCACAGTGACACAAAATCAGTGTCGGCTACGAACGTAACTACTGCCTGATATTCTGTGTTTGCCGCATAACCTACTTCCGACTTTATCAGCGAACTATCATGTGCGTATGATGTGTTTTTCCCTTTTTGCAGTGACCACCGCAAACCGCCTTGATTAGCTGCATTTGACTTTACTTTGAATGACAGCGTATACTTATTTTCAGCAATAGTCGGAATATTTAGGGCAGTTGTCGTCAACCCCTTTGTGTAAATAACACCATTTTCAACCTTGTTTACATTCGCTCCATGATAGGTTTTGTCAGTATAGTCAAACAAATTCTTTCCCTGCTCCACGACCTCTTCCGTGCCTGCACTAACAATCTCACCGTCAATGACCTCAGAATGACCACCTATTGACTTCACGCCCATCAGTTTTGCCCCTGTCGGGACTGTCTTAGCATATGCTGTTTCACTGTCTGTTTCAAACCTATGTGTGATACCCTGACCTATGTCAAACAGTGCGTCCACACGCCTTTTCAATTCCTTGTCGGCCAGCTTTACACGTCCTATTTCAGCTGTGTTCTCGGAAATCTTTGCAACCGCAGTTACATAATCATCAGGCAGGCTGTCAACCACCGCCTGTGCTGTCTGTGCGGCAGCTTCAGCAGCTGTCCTGTCCTCTGCAACCTTAGCGGCATGGTCTGCCACTGTCGCCTTATCGGCTGTCACCTGTTCTGCCAACGTCTGCACCGCCTGTCTGTCTGCCGCAGTGCTGTCAGCGCAGTTCTTTGCGGTCTTTGCATAACCTGCCGTTATTGTCTTGTCGGCCTCAGTCTGCTGTGCTGCCGTTGATGCTTGCGCTGCTGATACCTTGGCACTATTCTGCGATTTAACTGCCTCAGCACGTGCGGTTTCTGCACCCTGCCTTGCAGTGTCTGCCTGTATTGCGGACGTTTCAGCAGATGTCTTTGCGGTTTCAGCTCGGCTTGCTGCCTGTTCTGCCGTGTCGGCTGATACTCCTGCGGTGGTAGCTGATTTCTCAGCGTTTTTAGCCGCTGTAGTCGCCGTTTCTGCGGCGGTGACGGCTGTCTGCATATCTGCGTGTGCCTGTCTGCCTATGGAGTCTATTCGGTCTAGTGCGTCAGCTGCCACACTTGGTGACGGGATAGCATTATCACCGATAGCCGCACCTATTCTCAGACGGAAAATGCGTGATTTTTTTACTAGGATATATTCCTGTCCTGACAGCTTCTTCGCCGCTATCTGACAGCTGACTGTTTGCGCTGAACGCAGTATATCAGCTGTAGGCGTCCACTGTCCGCCTGTGATATCGACTTCGTATTCCACTCCGCAACCGTAGTCTATCGTCAGCACGTAGCGGTCTGCGCCGTCTATCTCCATGCCCTCGATGGTCACAGGACGTGCGTTTGTTTCACCAACATAGCCCAACAAGGCTGTGCTTAGCGTTACATCATAATCTTCATTAAGTGTTATCGTCATTTAATCTCTCACCCCTCTATTGCAATATAGTCAACATAGTATGTTCCTGTCGGAACGTTTTCCACTGTTGACCCGTTATTAGCTCCCATGCAGACACTCATATAGTATGACGTTCCTGACCCATAAACGTGGGTGCAGTAGTTCTGATATGGTGTTGGTGTGTCTGTCTGCCGTAGCGTTGCTATTACCTGTTTAGGTGCAAAGGTCAGTCCAAGCGGTATCTGCATCAATGGATTCGCTTTCGTCATCTTGTATTCCACAGTGCCATAGTGTATCTTGCCGGCTCGGCTCAGTATTTCATCGATTTCCTCACCTGCGTGTTGCATAGGATAGTCATTTTCTGTGATGTCTTGTGTCAATGTCAAATCATCAGCCATTATCTCGCCCCCCTTAAAGCTGTTCTTCAACACTCAGGCCTACCGCTGAAATATCAGCACTCAGCCCTCCGTCAAAGTTAAATCCTAAATTTGTTATCGGTATATCATAATTGTCTGTGCCGTTGGTGTAGGTCACCACGTCACCTATGTCGAAACGTGGGTCACCAAGTCTGTGGTACAATTCGGTAGTGTACCATGAAAAACCTCCTATTCTGCGCCACAGAGATTGCAAAAGTGACTCTGTCATGTATGGATTTTCAAACTCCAAAACTCTACCCTGTGTTGTGTCCGTCACGCCAAGTGACAGCGTAGTATCGTCATTTACTTTGCAGACTATACCGAATATCACGTTCTGCCTTTCTGACAGTGTTGGCAGGTCTATTGTGTTGTTATCCAATGTTTTCACGCTCTTGCCATACCACTTTCGGACGTACTTTCCGTACCTGTCAACATACCCAAACTCGCCCTGAGCAGAAGCCAGATAGGACAGCATTTGGCGCATGGTCACGTCCTTTGGCACTGAGCTGACTTTGAAATAGAAATACTTTGAGTACAGCACCTTGCCGTTCTTATCTATCAACCTTCTGCCGTTCTTGTCACGCAGTAGTCGCACCTCTGTGTAGTCATTGCCGTTCTGCAATCCTAATTGTCTGCAAATGTCGTCTTCAACGGATCTATTCCAGTTCGGGATAGGTATGTGAGGTACATACGGTTTGTCCGAGAAATACAGCCTGTCCGCCATTGTCAGCTGGACACTGCCGCCCGACTTTTTCGACTTAACACAGGTGAAATGTCCCATTGGTATCTTTTCGCCTGCAAGTATGCCGCTAGTTTCGTAGTCTACGAGATACAGATATGTGTCATACTCTTTGCCAAGAAACGCTGTTTCTGTGTCACTTATGGTCATGTTCCACGATTGCGAACACACGGCACCTAGTTCGATGTCATCGGAAAGGCTTGTTGCCTGCATGGAGCTATCAGCTGACATAATGCTGTCACCTGATATAACGCCCTCTGCATTCTCTATCCACAGCCGCCAAGTACGGCAATAGCTCTCGATACGCTGAGCCACAAGCTCCCCTGTTTTGTACATTCAAGCGCCCCCTTTACTGCATTATCAAGTCCACCGCAACGCCTTTGCAGAACTGCTTGTTCTCATCCCAGCCGAAAACCTCATAGGTGGGGTCGCCTGCATAAACGTCAAAAGTGCTTTCCTGAAATGTCTCATCAAGGAGCGTGATACTGAAAAACGGACTGTCAACGTTGGAGATATACTCATTGAGTTTTGCCGTCTCCTCGCCTGTGAGATGATACCATTTCAACGTGACAGTTTTCTTTATGGCTCTTATATCGCCCACCATTTTGCAGTTAGCCGTCCGCCCTGCATTGTTCGACCATATCTTGTTGTTTGTAAAGCTCACTTCCGCAGGTGTGGCGACCCTTTCGCTGCCGAATATAAGTCCTCTGCTTTTCATTTTCTGCACCTCCTATGCCCTTATTGGCGACCTGCCGTTGCGCTTGATATAGTCGTTGATATCATCAATAACTATCTGTGTGATAGTCCTGCCGTTGAGAGTCAGCGGTATGGTAACGCTTATCTTCTGATTTCCGCCTGCTCCGCCGTAAGACACAAGAGCCTGCAAAACAGCCTGTGTGATAGTATCCAGCGGTGCCTCGATATTCGTGCCACGCTTCTGATCGCCCAGAACTGCAAGGAATTCAGAGTTTGGCGGTATTACTGCACCTTGGGCAAGTTTGGGTATTTCGGGGATATCAATTTGGCTTAGGTCAAAGCCAAATGTCTGACCACCAAGATCACCGGGAAGCCAATCAGGTGTTGTGAAGCTCAGCTCGTTTATGCCGTCGATTATCCAATTCAAAGCGTCCTCAACTGCACCTGTCAGACCATTTATAAGCCCGATTATCAAATTAATAGGTGTTTTTGCTATGTCAACAAGTGCGTCCCATACGCCTTTGAAGATCTTCTTTACACCCTGCCAAGCTTTTTTCCAATCACCGGTGAACACTCCCGCTATGAACAACACAACGCCTTTAAGTGCTGAAATGATGTTCTTCACGGCGTCAATTATATTGCTTATGACATTGCCCACTATCTTTATTATCTTACCAAGCACACTGCTGACTATCGGTCCGAGTATGCTCACAAGCCAATTCACAACAGGTGCTATGGCTTTGTTGTAAATGCTCAGAACGCTCGTGATAAGTGTTCCAACAAAGTCGAGAAACTCATCAAGCAGAGGTTTCAAGTGCTCCGTCCAAACGCTGTCAGCCACGTCCATGAGCTTGTCAAACACAGGTTTCAAGACTGTTTCCCACAGGTTGAGGAATATGTTCTTTGTGGTGGTTATACCCTCGTTTATGCCGTCAAATATAGGCTGTCCCCACTCGTTCCAAAAGTCTGAAATGCTCTGCCAAGTATCGCACCATAGTGTTTTCAAGGCGTTTAACACAGGCTGTGCAACGCCGTTCCACAAGGTATCGAAGATCTCTTTTATGTTGTCAAACAATACGCCGAGAGTGTTCCATACCTGCGTGCCAAAATCCGCCATTAGGGGTAATCCTACAGTGAGGAAGTTTTGCAGTATAGGGAACACTGCCACATTCCAGATATCAGAAAACACCTTGTTGAAGCTGTCAAAAAGTCCTATGCCTATCTTGCCAAGCGTGCTGAAAGCGGTCTGCATAAGCGGTGTAAAATCGTTTATAAAATAAGCTTTGAGCGGTTCGGAAAGCGACATTATATCACTGAAAACTCCACCGAGTATCTGAGCAAGTTCAATGCTCTCTCTTTCAAGTCCGCTCCATATATCAGCGAAAATAGGCTTAAAATTCTTATCAAGATAGTCTGCAAGCTTTTCAAACTGAGTTCTTGCTGATTTGAAAAAGTCAGACAGCTTTTTATCTGCCTTTCCCGTATCCACCTCAACGCTAGTCCCGGAAGGCTGCATTATATCCCCAGCTCCGCTGGCCCCAGTGCTGTCTGACTTGCTCTCATCATTCAGCTTGTTCATCTGGTCAAAGCTTGCAAGAGAGCCTTCCTGTGCCTCCTGAGTCTGTTGTGCATTGTCGGCTATATCGCTGTAATTATCCGCCGCCTGAGAGGTGCTTTTCACTATGCTTTGAGCCTCGTCTGCACTGTTGCTTAGTTCAAAACCGAACGCCTCTGAAAGTGACCTCGCTGCCCCCTGTGCCAAAGCTATGAGCTGTGAAAGCAGACTGTTTATCGCCTTGACAGCAGGCAGAAGAACGTTCATCAGCACAGTGCCGATAGTTGCTCCGAACTCTTTCCATTGTTCAGAAAGTATTCTTGTCTGGTTCGCCCAGCTGTCAGAAGTCTTTGCAAAGTCCCCCTGAGCAAGAGCCGTCTGCGACATAACGTAATTGTATCTCAGCTGGACTTTTTCAGCCTGCGACATATCGGCAGTTGACTTCGTTATACCCTTTGAAAGTGCATACGCCTGCAAATTGGCGTCAGTCATAACGATACCGAACTGTTTGAGGGTCTCAGTTTCCCCTGTGAATATCGATTTCAGAGCCGTGCTTGCCACGTCCTGACCGACATTATAAAATGACGCCATATCCGCCGACAGCCCTGTAAGAGCCATAGCCATATCGCTTGCACTGTCATTTGCAAGACCCATTCCTGCCGCCATTGCCATGAAGTTTGAGCCTGTCTGCTTTGCGGTAAGCTTTGAAATGCCGTAGGTCTTTACAGCCGTGTCAGCGAAGTCCTCCATTTTCTGCTTGGACTCTCCGAAAGCCGTGTCAACAACGTTCTGAACTTCCGCAAGGTCTGAGGCTGTTTCTATGGATTGCCTGCCGAAGTCCACAAGCTTCTTGACGGAGAATGCTGCCGTCACAGCCATTGCAAGGCTTTTAAGCTTTGGCTTGATATCCCCCACCATATCAGAAAGGCTTTTCAAGCCCTTTTCAAAGCCCTCGCTGTTTATGTTGGTGTCAAAATTCAAGCACCCGTCAGCCATTGTCATTCACCTCCCGTCAGTTGTTTCAGAAACTCTTTGTCCTCGTTTTCAGCCCTCTGCTCTTCTGCCGAGAGCTTTCGTTTAAGGTCTATCATATTGCGGTGGTTTCTGTAAAACTCCTGCTCGTATTTTTCAAGCTTTTTGCCCTTGTTAAGCTTTTGCCGTATGCCTATAACAGACGAAAAAAGCCCCTCGCCTATCTCATTGAAATAGCCAAGAAAAGTCCACCAATGAAGATATTTTACCGTCCTCGTTTCAAAGCCTGCCGCCTTGTTCACCGCAGGAAAAATAATACTCTCGTCCTGCTCCCAGTCAATAGTCTTTGCAGGCTGAACGCTCTCCTGCGGAACATCTCCACCACCAACAAACCAATAAGCCTTGTTGACAATCTCCTGCAAATGCTCTCGTGGGATATCCTCAGCGTAAAGGCATTTAAGACACACATAGCACTTTTCACGCTCGTCAAGTTCAGGGTCTGCAAAGGCTGAATAGATCCGCAGTATGACCCGAAAATCTGAGTGTATGGCATACTCTTTGCCGCCTATTTCAAGGGCTGTTGGCAAACTGCCTATCATTTCAGCAGCTCCCTGAGCAGAGCCTTTTTGTCCTCGTCAGAAAGCTCCGCCACGTTGACCGCAGGCTGAGCAACAACGGGAGCTATGTACTTCTCCGCCTTTTCTTTGAGCTTTATCTGAGCCGCAGTCTGTGCTGACTTTATCTCCTGCACCACCACAACAAGAAGCGCTTCAAGGAAGTTCACAAGCACAGGCTTGCCGTTTGAAGCCACAGAGAACACGTTCACGCTTCCGAGCGCCGCCGTACACACATCGGTTCCAAATATGTCATTGACCATTTCTCTTGCACGCTGGTCATACTCTTTGAGAAGCTGAGTTCTGTCCTCGTTCTTCTCACGTTCTGACACTTCTTCTGCGATATTGTCAGCCTTGCTCATAGCGTCCTGTATCCTAGTGATGATACCAACGTCTGACACGTTTATCCTTATCACTCTGTTCTCGTCACCGTTTATAGCGTACTCTTTGTAATTGCCGCTGTTAAAATCTATTGACTGCATTGACATTTCTATCGTCCTTTCTGTATTATGGCAAACAAAAAGCACTCCGCTCTGAACGAAGTGCTTTCATATGTTTGTCATATAGTTTATTCTTCCGTAGTCTTTGCAAACGTTGGCACGCCTGCCGCAAAGGTGACAGAGCCTTTCACTCTGTTTCCTGCAAAGGTGCAGTTGAATGGGATATTTACGCCACCCTGCGGTCCGCCATATGACTGCGGCTTGACGATGATATCTTCCGTCCAAGCGTCATACGCACCCGTGGTCTTGTCAACGATGACTTCAAGCACGCTTGTCTTGCAGGCGTCACCGGTAAGACGATTCATCATGATATCCTTGAGCTTTTCGTAAAGTGCGTCACCGGGTTTTGCATAGAATGTGTCAAGGTCGAACTCAGGCTCATAGCCGTTGTCCTCAACTGTGGTTTCATCAAGGATATTCTTCTTTGTGGAAGTGTCAGGATTGAGTGCCACACTTGCGTCCTCAACGTCCTTGCCGAGAAGATACCAGCTTGGTGATGAGGCGACCGCTGCGAATGTAGTGTCAAGATAATGCAGAAGATGACTTCTGTTGAGCTTTCCGCTCTTGTATGAATAATCAGGCATATGTTTTCCTCCTTTTATATCTGATACTGTGCCGCTATCTGCAATTGATACTGCACAGTATCGTTCGTGTTTTCATTTGGTATTGCGTATATCATTCCGTTTGCACAGGTGAGCTTTTCAAGAACGCCTGTCCTTTCCTCACCCTCTGTTATGGTAGTGAACGTGGTATCTCTATGCTTGTCTGCATAGCTTTCAAGCCACATCTGCAATTCAAGCAGCACACCGCTGTTTGACATTCTGTCAAAGTCGTTCATAGACTGATACACCGCATAGAGAATGAAGTTATGCTGTCTTGTCTGTCCGCCCAGAATATCAGAGCTTATAAGGCTGTCGCCTGTTGAGGACAAGCCGTAATTTGTTGGCGTATCATCGGTAAAGTCGATATGGATATCGTTGCAAACCTCCGATATTTTCGGGAACTGCTGCAAGATATCTTTCACAAGCTCGATTATGTTCATTTCGCTTTGCCTCCCATTATCGCCGCCGCTCCTCTGAGTATCTGCTGTTTCTTGTCGGCTTTCATTCGCTCAAACCAAAGCTTACCGGCAAGTGGCTCTTTAAAAGTGCTGTAAACAAGGTCTTTGTCCGTCAGCACTTTCTTTTCACCCTGTCGGGCGTATGCCGAGCCTGTAACAGAGGATACCATAAGCTTGCCGTAATACTGATAGCGTGCGTAAGGTGCAAGATACTGTATCTTGCCGCTGCCTATTTTTGTGCCTCTTGTGGCGGACTTTCTCAGATTAGTGCTGAGGGTAGGTGTATACTTCACCATATGCCTTATGCACTCAGCGTCAATGAACTTTTGAGCCTTATCTAAGCGTTCTGAATACTTGACTGCAAAGGACTTATCCCAAGTGATAGCCCTGCTGTCCATAGGCTGACCTATCTTCATTTCACGCTCACCTCCATATGTGGCAGACCGCCGAACATATAATCATCAATGCTCATTACCGTAACAAAGTCATACTCCGCACGGAAGATTTTCATGCTCTCAGATATGCTCTGCGGCGTTTGATTATCGAACTCAAACTCGCATTTTCCTCTCACAAGCATATCCTTTGCAGGGGTTTTCGGTGCATTATCGTCATAGAAATACACCCTTGTGCTGTCTGAGGTCTGCATACCGCTTTTCACGATACTTCCCGACTTATTCTCACACCAGTAAACTTTCTCTGCATACTTCCGCACAAATCCCTCTGTCTGCTTGTCGAAAAGATACACCGTGCAATCGCTGTTTGCAAGCATTTACCTCACCCCTCTGTAAAGCAGCCCTGTTCCGCTGAGCCATTTGTACACGATATCGTGAACGGCTCTGTCAGCGTTCTGTCTGCGGATATCTGAGCTTTCATATGACTTTGACCAGCCCCCAACGCTTTCGGAAGATACCCCCTGAGTGCCGCCCTCCTGCTCTGCCTTGAAGATATTCTCCGCAAGCTCGCAGCAGCACATTTTCACTTCTTCGGGGATATCGTTCTCGTCAACGTTGTCAAGGGTATATTGCTTCATAAGGCTTGTGGCTTGCATTGCATAGAAGTCAAAAGCGGCAGATATGTCAGGCTCTTTGCCGCAAAGATAAACGCCTATATAATAGCTCTCGCTTGCATATGCTTTCATACTGCCGCACCTCTTTACTTCTTGAATCTTGCAAGCACTACCTTTGACTGATCTGAAATAGCCACAGTGTAATGCTTGTCAGCAGATATATCTGTGCAGCGCTTTGTGCTTCTTCTCTCTGTTTCAACGTTGGTGTCACGCTTGAGGTAGATAGTCAGAGCTGATGTTTCGTCCTCTGTTTCAGTATCAGCGTTGAGCTTGATGATAGGGCATATGTAGAAAGTGCCAGCCTTGACAGCGGCGTTCTTTACAACATAGTCACCCACCTTTGGAGTGTAGCCATCTGCACAAGGTGTTACTGAGCCGAGCTTTATCTGTGAAGCAGTTGGTGAAGCTGTGCTGTCTGCAACGACTTCCTTTGCACCCTCTGCATCGCTGTCAACTCTCACATACTGTTCTGGGATAGCCTCGTTAAGTGAAACCTTCTTTGACGGAACGATACGGCAGTTCGCTATCTTGCCTATCTCGCCTGTCATGACCACATTGCCGTCATACTTATCGGCAGAAATGAAGTTCGGGTCCTTTCTCAGCTGTGAATTCTGATGAGGATTAATAAACATAGCCTTTTCGGTGTTCAGCTCCTCATTGAACTTGTCAACAGCGTCAACAATGCCGCTGTAAGAGATAGCAGAAGCCGAGCCGTCATAGATGAGCTGAGCTTTCATAAGTGCGTCCATGCTGTCTGCGTCCACCTTAGAAGCGATAGACATTGCAAGCTGTGAAGTCGCCTGACCTACAGGGTTGCCATAGCCGCTGAGAACAGCCTCGTCAGTTAGCTCCACAGCTTTCATGGCTTTCTTGACCTTAGCCTGAGTGGAGTCTGTTTCAAGCTTAACAGTTTCGGCCTCAACGCCCTCTGCAACATCAACTGCATCGCCGATATACTTGTACTGCGGCACTGTGATAGTGTCGCCAGGCACGCCAACGAGCGTTCTGTCTATCTTCGCAAAGGGAGATACAGTTATCTTAGACTCTATCTTTGCGTCGATCATATCACTCATTACCTCAGGATCGATAAGGTCGGTGATCTTTGTCTGCTCTGCGAAATACTGCATAGAAATTCTAATGCCATTTGTCATTTTCATAATATCCTATCCTTTCAACTGTTCGTATTTTTCGGGGTCTGTTCGTTTAAGTTCCAACCTCTGCATATACCCCATTTTTGCAAAGGTTTCCTTGCTCACTTCACCTGCGGCAGGCGTGCCTGTGGGAGCAACCGGGTTCTTGATAGGCTCGGAGCTTTCAAAAAGATAATCGTTATCTTTCTTCACGTTCTCGATAGCCGTCTTGATATCCTCAGCCTGATTTTTGGAAGCTTTGAGAGTTTCCACATCAAGCAAAGCTTTAAGAGCCTTGACATTTCTTGCCTTGCTTGCCGAGATAGCGTTATCAAGGGTAGCGTCAAACTCCATATCAGATATCTTCGCCTGATACTCGGTATCTTTCTTAGCAAGGTCAGCGGTGAGCTGTGCGACTTTGCCGTTAAGCTCCTTGACGTCCACACCCTCAAATTCTTTGAGAGAGTTCTGTGCGGTATCAAGGCTGTCCTTATAGTTATCACGCTCCACCTCAAGGCGGCTTTTCACCTTTTCAAACTCAGCCACAGTCTTATAATTCTCTGCCACCTGTTTTGTGATGTCCTGTTTCTTGTCCTCAGGGATAACGATACCCAGAGCGGCAAGGATCTCAAAAATGTTTTTCATATGTTTGTCCTTTCTACATAGCTTATATACCGCTCTGTCTGCGGTGTGAAAGTCTGACAGTTTAACGTCATATCAAGGACGAAATGGTATGAAAAAAGCACCCGGTAAGGTGCTTAATTCCGATGTTTGATTAGTCTATTGTCTGCCAATCTTCCGACAACATATCTGCCTGACTTGCAAGCCAGCCAAGTTGTACGCCAGAAGTTCCCACAAACGCTAATGCTTTATTGCCCATATCCTTATGATTTACATTTGTCACAGTACCATTAGGTGATTTATAACTAACATTAGTGGCAAGTTCAACATACTGTCCTTTGCCGTTCCAACCTTTTCTTGCTATTTTCTTACCTCTCTTTGCTTCTTCGATCGCCTGTCCGAAATTCATATTTATCCGTCCTTTCTGATTTTGGGTATAAAAATACCGCCCGACCTTAGCCAAGCGGTAAAATTATCATTTGAAATACTCTGTAAGTTCAACTTCTGAATCAATGTACACAGCGTCAATATAATAACTGTTGTGTACGATTATCTTCTTTCCGTTTAATTCATATATCTGCGTTTGTGAGCCGTCAACATCTGTCAGCATATCGGATCGTTCAATGCCTGGAATATGCTTTTCCAATGCCGCACATTGCTTTTCAAAAATTTCTTTGTCCGCAGCTGTGCAAATATTGTATTCATATTTCTTCATTGCGATCCTCCAATCCATACCTTTTATCTACTGATCTTCGTGTTTTTACAGCGGTCTTCAAAGTGTCTGCTACAGCATCTTCTCTGCTCATGTTTTTTCGTGCCATTTTATCTGACACCAAGTCTTCAAAAGAAATGATAGGGTCGGTCTGGTCAAGGGTTTTACGAGCTTTTTGATCTTCCATTAACTCTCTTGCCTGAAAGCGATACTTGTTACGCAGTTCACAAGCTTGCCTTGCCTGTTCTTCAATAGACTTGCTTTTGTCGATAAGCTGAGGGATATTTTTGTTATGGTGTCTGTACCACTTTCGCACGTCTATATCAGACATCTTACCTTTCATATAAATTATATCACTATAATCTTTTTGCGTCAAGTCTATCTTGGTTTTTCCAGCCCCGATATTCCCCAGTCCGTCGGCGTTTACACGCTCTCTCTGCTGAGGCAGACCCATTGCTTTTGAAAACCTTGTATACTCCTGGGAAGTGCCACGATATCGGCAGCGTGCGTTGATGATATCCTCCTCATCAGCGCCTGCCTCTTCAAGAAGATGTATTTTCTGCCGCTGAGCTCTCATTGCAGTTTCAAGCTTTCTTTGCCGCTGTAAAGCTTCATACTTTGTGTACTCTTTATCGCCGTACTTAACAGGCTTGTTCTCCTCTGCATTCATCTGTGCAAGCTCCTCATCTGTATAGGAACGCTCAGATATGCCGGGGATAAAGGGGTAATAATCGTGATAGCAATTCGCTCCGCACAGACCTGTCACAGTACCAAGACCGCAGATAGTTTCAAGCTCTTTTTTGCTGTAGACCTTGCCCTGCCATTCTTGATGAGAGGGTCTTGCTCCGCTGTGCCAAGTGACTTCAAAATAGTCTGTGCCAAGCTCTTTGGCGTTGTCCTCATTCATTTTTGCGGTCAGCTGTGAAAGCCCTGTCATCACCGAACGCCTTGCGGCTACGTCTGCCCTGTTGCTCCAGCCTGTGGCATAGTCCACAGTGCGAAGGCCTGAGTTCGTCATATCCGAAATGACTTTCTTTATGACCGTGTTATAATCGAACGCTCCGCTTGCTATGCCCATTATAGCGTTGTCAAGGCTCTGCTGATAGAAGTCAGCCGCCTGCGTGAATTTCAACTTGCCGTCAGGCTGCTTTACTGCAAATCCGAGTGACTGAGATATGTTTTTAAGCTCCCCCGAAGTCTGCTCCGATACAGCCGACAGCAGCCTTTGCAGACCCTCATTTTCTTCAAGGGGTATCCGTGCCTTGCCTTTGGTCTTGTATATGCTATCGTCCCATTCATAGCCTTTTTGCAGGATTTCATTGTACAGCTCTTTTATCTCAGCTTTGGAGAGATCAAGGTTATCGGCTATGGCTTTCTTTATCTCACGCTTGCTCATTCCAAGCTCGTGAAGCCTGTATATCTGCCAATCCGCCGAACGTGTTATCTCGCCGTTTATCTTTATCCTGCGGACGATGTCCTCCATTATCTGCATTTCAAGGTCACGCAGGGGGTTGTCAAGAACCATTGAAACTCGCTCTATCTCGCTTGCTTTGAGCATTATTCTATCACCTCTGCGGTGCTGTCGGAGGTCATTTTCTTAGCCGTTTCCTCGTCCTCACCATACCATTTCATTCGGTATTCCCACAGTGGCATAATGCCCATAGAAACGTCCTGACGATCGCTTGCACGCTTTGTTTCATCATCTGCAAGGATACTGTCCTCGAAGTTCACAGAGAGCTCATAACCGCTTTGAGTAAGCCCATTATAAAACGCCAGCGAATAGCAGAGGTCTTCAAGGCAGACACTGAGGTTATTCTGTATCGCCGTGACAGTATCGAACTTTCTCTGCTTTGAGGACTTTATCTCCGTTGCCGTCTTATCAACTGTCTGTGGGTTTGAGATATCCCCATAGGACAGCCCCACAGCAAACTCTATTTCACGCTTGTATTCTTCAAGTCCTGCGATAAAATCAGCCTGTCTTAACTGCGGTGAGAACTCGTGATAAAAGTCACCGCTCGTGCCAGCTGACACGTTTACCCCTCTGAAAAGCCGTTCATTGAGCTTTGGCATTTCTGCACGTTTCTTACCTGTGAACGGGTCTGTCACAGGTCTTAGCACAGCCTCGTCAACGTCTATTGCACGCTCTCCTGATTCAAACTCCCAATCGAGCCTGCCGAATTGGATATCAGCTTTTCTTATGACTTCTTCCGCCCCTGCGAACACTGATACGCCTGAATGTGAACCGTCAACTGTATTGTCGATAGGGTTGACATAATAGCCGAAAGAGGGTCGCAGCATAAGTGGATAGGCTATCTGAGGGATAAGCTCTGCCCACTCTGAAACAGCCGTGAGAGGTATCTCAGCACCCAGCGGTTTTATTATCATTGCTCCTGTTGCAAGACCTCTTTGCAGATTTTTGTTGAGGTTTTCAAGAGCGTTTTTCATTATGGCATCAAGCTTATCGTTGGAAACTTTCAGGGTCATTTCATTGATAGCCGTGTTTGCAAACTCCCTCACAACAGCGTGTTCAAGCCGCAGAGAGTGAACTCCCTTGGGTGCTGCATTACCTGCATACATTCTGTCCCACTTGTCGATAGCTCTTATCATACTGTCCGTCACGGCGATATCAATACCGTAAACGCCCTTTATATCTGACTTTGAAAGCATTCTGCTTATCCACTCCCTTATTTTTGAAATAATGCCCATAGCTTACTGACCCCGCCTTTTCCATACTCTTTCCATTGCATACCGAACGGCGTCGATAACGTGGTCATTGCCGTCGGGATAGCCGCTTATAACGTTGCCCTCTTTATCCCTGTCATACCCGCAGTTGATGAACTCCTCGCAAGCCACAGGACAACGCTTGTTATCTATAACGATATTCCGCAGAGATTGCAGCCACTTATATGAATACTCCCTGCTGTTAGGGCCTTTCTCTGCGCCTCTCGCAAGCAAGCCGTATGCTCTGTAATCCTCAACAGACTTATTCTCTGCACTGTCGCAGGTGATAAGATCGTTTGCTGTGATACCAAGCTCCAGCAAATGCTTTGCGGTATCAATGTTCTTGGTCTTGTTGCAGGTGTACTCCTGCCATATGAACAGCGTGTGCTGAGCAGGGGCATAATGCACCCTGACAAAAGCGTAAAGGTCGGGATACCAGCCCCAGTCAACGCCGTTATAGATGTTATCGAACTGCGCTATCTCGTCGTCGGTTATCTCTCTTATGAGGACGTTATCGAAAACATTGCCGCCTGTGCCGTTTGCAATGCCCATATACTCGTTCTCATAGGCAGTGGGATTGGTTTCTTTGAGAAATTCGGCGTCATCAAGAAAAGGCTTGCCAAGCCACTTTTTCGGCACAGTAAGATAAGTGCTTTCGGTAACGAGTCTGTCCGTTCTCGGCACTTTGATGTACTTATTCGCCCAGTTCTGAGCTGACTTCGGAGGGTTGAAAGACTTGAACTTATATGCTCTCTCGCCGCCTCTTATAACAGACTGTTCTATCGTTCGCACAGCTTCTTCACCGCCGAACTGGTCAAGCTCCTCAAACCACACGATGCCGATATAGCCAAAAGGCGGCTTGATAGACTTTATCTTGTGCGGGTCATCGGCACCACGAAAGTATATTTTCTGCCCTGTTGAAATGCGTGTGATCTCAAGGGGCGACTTTGTGCAGGCAAACTCATCATCAAGACCAAGTGCAGATATTGCCCAGAGTATCTGAGAATAAACGCTGTCTTTAAGAGTATTCGCCACAGCACGCAGGACGCAGGCGTGCATATTCTCGTTCTTCATCAGCAGGTCGATAACGTTCAGACCGCAGAATGAAGATTTAGTCGAGCCACGTCCGCCAGGGAAAACATACTCAGAATGTTCCTGCTCTGCAATATCGAACAGGACAGGCGAGAACGTAGGAGCGACAAGGCTCGCAGGGATACCGCTGTACGCCTTATCAGGCATAGAAACAGGCTCAAGCTTTTGTTTTTCAAGCCTGAGCCTTGCGTTATCGTATTTTATCTTATGTTTGAGCATATCGTCATCACGGATAATGTCACGCAGCTCTTTCACCGCCGCAACGTCCCCTTGCTTTGCCCTTGCCATAAGAGCCGCATTGACGAGGAGCATATTATTGATGAAGTCGGGGTCAAGGCTGTTAAGGTCAATGCCCTGCTCCACGAGGAACTCATAGTCCGCTCTGGTATTGGCAGGCTGTTCAAGCAGGAAGTCCATCACCTGTTTCATAGTCTTTTTACGCCTGCGGACTTCGCCTGATTTTTTACCGCCTTTTGCACCATTTTTTCGAGCTTCACTCGAGCTTGGAACTATTAAATTCTGTTCATTCGGCATTCACCTCACCTCTCTTTTGACAGTACAAAAAAAAGACACCTTATGAAAAGATGTCCTTCATAATTTAAAGCTAACATATCCTTATTGCGTAAAAAATATACTTAGTCTTTATTTGATTTGCATTTATCTATATTTTTATATTCAAATACAAATTCATTGAGTTCAAAGGTCTCCATTTTTCTTTTTCTTAATTCATCTGCTCGTAATCCCTCTGTAATATACGCAGATTTCTGCCCTATTTCACTAGATTTACTAATAAAATCAGGTTCAGCTGATTCACCTCTGAGCATTTTTTCGACATCTTCCTTTATTCCCATCATTCTCACCTCACAAACAATTTATTCTAATACAGAAACCCAATACCGCCATAATTATTGAGATAACTATACAAGTCAAAGATCTATTATACAACATAAATAATTTATCCAGCAAAGAATTATTATAATGAACAGATTTAATTATTTGATTTACATACGCTTTATACAAAATTGATGTTGGAACAGTCATCATATTTTCTTCATAAATTTCAGATGTATTAGGAACCATATATTTGTTTGCTTTTATGATGTATAGTAATACGGCTACCCCACATATAAAAAATAAAAGAGCAATAACTATGAAAAGAAAATAAGTTGATATTACAAAAACCTCGCTTTTCGTGAATTTATTCTTATTAAAAATATTAGATAAATCATACAGAAAAGTAAAAAAAGATGCATACACACCTGAAATTGTGAGTGTAACATTAGCTTTACTATCAAGTTTTGCCTTACGACTCCATTGTCGATCATAATCAAGTTTTGCCGAATCTAACATCAATTTTGCATTTTCTAATTTCAGATTGCCAAGCGTATTATCTTTTTCAGCATTATCTTTCTTATCACACACCACGATTACCTCCCTTGAACAACATGATAACACCATAAAGCAAATAAAGTCAAGCTTTTGCACAAAAGTTCTCCCTCCTGCATAAATAGCATTTGTATTTTTTATGCAGTATATCAAAAATTCGACATTTATGAACCTTTTGCGACACAACGCAAAAGGCACCCCATAGGAGTGCCTCTCGCAAATATATTATAAGGAGTTTTGTAAATGGTGGAGCAGATGTTGAGCTGGCACGCTCTCGACCTGCATACGGAGCTTTCGCCCCGTCGGACTTTTTTATGGAGGTCCGCAAAGAAACTTTTGCCGTTATGGCATATTATCATTATACTCTTTTGACAGGGGTGATACAAGGGCTTTTTCGGGTGTCTGATAAAATTTCTTGAACATTTTTATCGCATTTGGACCAAGCACCTTGCGAGTGTAATTTGCCTCACGGTCAAGAGCCTCAGCTGTTCGTTCCCATGACATTCCGTTTATGTATTTGTTGATTATCAACGCCGCAAGTCTGCTGTCAGGCATACTGTCCGTGATACACAATACATTGTATGACATCTGTTCGTAACTTTTGCAAAGCGTTTCAAGCTCCGTCTTATAGTCCGCTATCATCACAACACTGTCTTCTATCTTTCTTGACGTGCCGCCTGTAAAGCTGGGCGGTATATCGGAGTTTTGCGGCGATGTACTCTCAGCCCTTGCATAGCATTTTTCTATGGCACGCCTTATCGCCGATATACGCTTGTCTATATCCACCAGCTTGTTCAAATATTCTTCTGCTGTCAACCTCTATCCCTCCTCAATCATTCTTCCGCAAACAGGACAGAACTCAAAGCGGACTTCCTTGCCGTCTGCACCAAGCTTTTCGCTCCACTCTGTTACTCCATTGCAGTATTCACAGCCTGCATATTCAGGTAAGTTTACTCCGTTATGTTTTGCAAGCCCCTCGTCGCAGAGTATCAGTTCAAGTGCCTGCAATGCGTACGTGAGCTTTTCTTCCCTGTCCTGCGTTTTGTTTATCTTCCAGACCGTTGTCTGCCCTCTTCGGATATTCTCCTGCATTATGCAGGCTTGTCTGAAGAACCTGCCGTTTCGCTCTTTACTGTGAAGATACTCCCGCTTGTATTCCGCCTGCTTGTCCTCGCATATCTCTTTTGACCAGCCCTCATGCCTGTTCTTGTAGCCAAGTCTTGATAACTGCGAGAAATACTTATATTCCTCAGCAGGATACTCGTCATAAATGAGCCTGCCGTCTATTGCCATATCTTCATATCTTGCGAACTCTTCTTGTGACATTCTTTTGAAATCTATCTTTATAGTTGATACCCCCTTTGCGGAGGGTCGTGGTAGGTTTGTGCTGTTTTTCAAGAACTCTTTCTTTATATATACTCTTTTATTTTTCTAATACGAAAGGTTAGAAAAACCCTGAAACCCACCACAAAAGAGTAAACCCTCCACCTATATTTGTTCGTCAAGCGTAAGACCTGAGTAATAGTTATACTTTCTGCCTTTTACTTTTTCAAATCTTTTGGCTATTTCTAGTCCAAACTTGGTATTCGACATTTTATACTCATTGCCACTGTCTGCCCACCTGAGATAAGCGGCATACAATGCACTTGATTGCACGCTCAGACCCTTGCCCACAGTACACTTATCCTCAACAAATGCAGAGATAACGTCCATTTCACGGCGGTACTCCCTCACTTCTTCAAGGACGGCACGAGGCATTTTAAGCCCCTCTTTCTGCCACAGCAGACAGCCCTCGACCGCCCAGCGGAATATGCCCGTAAGCTCCGCCGACAGCTTGTATTTCAGCCTGCGGTCTATCTTTTCTTCGGGTATCTGTACGGTGAAGGGTATCATATGAATTCTTCGCCATATGCCCGTATCCGTTCCTCTGATGACAGGCTTATGGTTTGTCGCCATCCAAAGCTTGAACTCAGGCTTGAACTCGAACTCGTCGCCGTAAAGCTTTCTTGCCGTAACAGTATCGTCGCCTGTAAGCTGTTTGAGCAGACCCTCGTTGATACGAACACCCTCGTTAGGCTCAACTGAGGTCACCAGCCTTGCACCTTTGAGCCTTGCAATATCGCTGTTTATGGCGGTGCTCTGATTACTGCGTACCATAATAGTTTCAGGCTGGATATTTGCCGCATAGTCACCGAAAATATCCCTTATGATATCAATGAAAGTTGACTTGCCGTTTCGTCCTGTTCCGTAAAGGAAGAACGCACATTGCTCGGTGGTCGAGCCAGTCAGGGAATATCCCACAGCTTTCTGAACGTATCTGATAAGGTCTTTGTCCCCTCTGAAAATGTCGTCAAGAAAGGCAAGCCAGCGAGGACAATCGGCGTTCTCTGAATACTCAACGGCTGTCATTTTCGTCAGATATGTCATAGGGTCGTGAGAAGATATGCCGCCGCTTCGCAGGTCGATAACTCCACCCGGGGTATTGAGAACAGTTTTAAATCTGTCCATTTGAGCAGGCAGAACAGGAACGTGGTGCATGACCTCGCTTAGCATTGCGTTCTTTGATTTGTTAGAACGGCAGGACTTCATATGCTTTTCAAAAGCCTTTGCCATATCCGTTCCCTCGTCTGCGTCAAGCTGAGCGTACACCTTTGCCTCTGCCGCCATACAAGCCACAGCCTTATCAGCAAGGCGTTTTACTGTGCCTGTCATATCGATACACCACTTTCTGCCGTCATACCAAAGCCAGCGTTTGTCTGTATAGCAGTATCTCACCTGCTCGCCAAAAAGGTCAACAAAGCGTTCTGCGTTGCCTGTATCGTCAAATGAATAAAGTCTTGTCTTGGCTTCTGCCTGCTCCACAGCGCCCACAGAAATCGGCTCAGAGGGCGACTTGAAGTTAAGAGAAAATCCCCCTGCGAACTTTGGCGAATAGGTCTTGTCGCAATCTGCAATGGCTTTCTGGATCGTGAGTGCGCCATAAGTCGAACCGCTTTGCGCCCTGTCCCACTTTTCACGCATAAGACCTGAGGAGCGAAATATCATATCCATTTTCTCTGCGTCACAGCCTGTCCAGAAGGCAAGCATCGAGCAGAACGCCATATCAGCTTCACTCTGCGAAGCATATCCTGCGGTTCTTCCACTGTAGAGGGAAACAAACTTTCCGCCGTTCTTTGCACCTGCCGCCGCTTTGATTATCTGGTCTGCGGTGTCAAGTCTGACAGCAGGAACAGCCTTTGCCACAGGTTCGTGACCGCCTCCTATGTACTTTTCGTGCAATGGCTTTATGCTGTCGGAACACTCTGCGATGCCCTCATATTCTGAGCAGGAGTTGCCTGTCATAACGAAAAATCTGCCGTCCTCATACATCTCAACTGAGCCTTTACGTCTGCCACGCTTTGGAAGCGTTCCTCTGCATATGATATGTATGCCCTTGCCCGATTGAGATATCTCAGTATAGCTTTGCAGGGTGGAGATAAATTCGGATATGATGTTGCCGTTCTCTCCCCTTTGGTATGCCTCAAGCTCCTCCTCTTTGCCGTCAATGTCAACACCGAAATAGGGACAGCCACCGAACATAAATCCTATGCCCGAATGTTTTTCTGAGGCTCTCACAGCCGTATCGAAATCGCACCAAGTAGAGGGGTTATTTGACATAGCCCCTCCGCCTGTAAGTGCGTTTATCGGCACTTTCTTTATCTTCCCTCTCTTTTCATCAGGCACAGCGTCCCAGCATATCCAGTTTGGCAGGGCTTTAAGCTCCTGCGGTATTTGTTCGTACATATATCCAACTCCTAACATAAATTTTGAAAAGTCAAAGCCTTTCACTTATCCCCGAAAAGCACCCTAAAAGTTGCATAAAAAATACAACAATTGCAGAAATGTTGCCAAATTAAAATATAAATCATTTGTTTGCACAAAATATCATCTGCGTTTTTATGCAAAAGCACTATGACTTTTCGCTTTTCTCAGAAATCAGAACGGCACGCCGTCATCTGTAAGCACGTCCTCAAAATCTTCAAGCGAGCCTATGGCGCTGTCAGCCTGTGTATTTGTCTTAGGCATTGCAAAGCCCGTCTGCTTAGTCGCAAAGCTGTCCGCCGCTGGTGCAGAGGATTTGAACTTATGCTTGCACTCGGGATACTTTGTAGGGCTGACAAAATTAATGCGTTCCTGCGGCTCTCCGTTTTTGTAATTAGGGTTTGATTCGTGCTTGAGGTTGACCCTTATGCACTTGTTCAGCAGGTCGGTGCAGTATGCTTTAAGGCTGTCATACTCCTTGCCGTCAGGGAGCTGTGACGCCTTGCCCATTGCCATAAGCTGAGCGAAGTTGTAGCCCTCCACCTGCATATCATTTTCGTTAGGCTCTTTCTTTCGCCATATGGTGTAAAAAAGCGATGCGTTGCCGTATCCTTGCGAGGATATATCATTTCTTACAACAAGCGTAAAGTTCAGCCCCTTTGCACCGCTTTTGGTCGTCCTTTCTTCTATCTTGACTATAACGCACTCGTAATCTCCCTCAGGCTTGAGCCTGTTTGCTGAAAATGCCTCTGATTGATTTGACTTAAATCCCATTTTTTATTCCTCCGTTAGTAAATTTACTGCGTCCTCTGCTGATCGGCATATGCCTGCCAATGCTCCGCACTCACGCATTTTTGTTATGAACTTCTTCTGCTCGGGACGAACTCGCCCCGACTTTGTTTTGACTTCGATAAAGACAGCTCTGCCGTCCTTATGCCTTACGCCGAACAGGTCTGAAAAACCTTTCGGCACACCTGTGGTGAAATATCTGCCGTCAACTGTCCTGCCCTCGCCCACGTTCACACGAAAGACAGTGCAGTAGGGCGATACCGCACAGCGTATCTCGTTTTGTATCCTGTGTTCTTCCGTCAACCTATAAGCCCCCTTTGCCTTGCCTGATAATACGCCCAGCCTGATTTGTAACCGTGATTTTTCGCATACTGCAAAAGTTCGGGATAGGTATGACAATCGGCAGGACTTGAAAAGTCAAGCTTAAATCCCTCCACCTTTACAAGACCCACGCTGCTGTCTGTTTCAAGCTTTCTCTCGGCTGTGGGAAACTCATATCCGCAATGAGGACAGCATACTTTCACCCCCGCAGGAGGAGCAGAGAAAGTATAGAAACATTCGGGGCATTGTTTCACCTTGTCGCTCTGCTCCTGCTTTTTATGCTGAGCTTTCGGCTTTTTCTCCAAGCTCCACTCCCTGTCATCGTCAGGCATACCAAACCTTGCATAGTTGCCAACGTGGTCGATTATGACGGCCCTTTTATCGGGACGATAACGCATACATCTCATAGCCTGCTGAATGTAAAGAGTGAGGCTCTTGGTGGGTCTAAGAAGTATGGCACACTCGCAGTCAGGAACGTCAAAGCCCTCCGAGATAAGGTCAACGTTGCACAGCACAGTTATATCTCCCTTGCGGAAAGCTGAGATAATGCTGTCACGTTCTGCCTTTGGGGTCGAGCCGTCAATGTGTGCCGCCTTTATGCCGTTGTCATTAAATACATCTGCCGTCCGCTGAGAATGTCTGACGGAAGCACAGTAGCAGACCGCTTTTTTGCCATTTGCTAACTGTTTGTAATACTTTATGACGTCGCCGAAAACAGTGTTTTTCACCATAGCTTTCTCAATCTCCGCCGCCATATATTCCCCGTGAGAAACGTGAAGCCCTGTAAGGTCGGCAACGTCAGGAGCATAGTAGTCATAAGGTGCAAGACAGCTGTTATCAATAAGCCATTTTGCGGATACGCCAACGATAAGCTTGTCGTTCACGTCACCAAGCCCGTCACCATTAAGGCGAACAGGAGTCGCTGTAACGCCCACTCTCGGCACGTCTGAAAAGTATTCGTATATGCGTTTGTATGACTGAGCAAGGCTGTGATGATTTTCGTCAGTTATGATAAGTGCAGGTCTGGCAAGCTTTTTAAGCCGTCTTGTAATAGTCTGCACCATACCCACCTCGCAGAGTTTCATATCAACGCCCCAGCGAATAAACGTCTTTTTTATCTGATCCACAAGCTCACGGCGGTGGACAAGAAAAAGCACTCTCTTGCCGTTAAAGGTCGTTCGCCTTGCCATTTCAGCCACAATGCAGGACTTTCCGCCACCGCAGGGCAGGACTATGCAGGGTGCTTTATACCCTGCACGCCACGCCTGCCTTACCTGCTCCACCAGCTCATTCTGATACGCTCTCAGCTTCATTGGACTTCGCCGCCTTTACCCTTTTCAGAACGCACTTCATACAAAGCTGTTTGCCGTAATTCTTCATCGAGCCGTCTATTATCTGCTGAACAGTACGCTTGCCGTCTGACATTATCGTCTTTCCGCACTCTGAGCAGATATGTTCGTCTGCAAGATGATAGTATGTCCTCAGCGCTTCATCAACAAGTTTCAGATCGTTGCTTATGTACATACTGTCAAACAGCCCGATAGGACTTTTGCAGGTGTCAGTGCCGTCCGTCTGAGTGGCGAAAAGATACTTGCCGTCAACCACAACAGTTTTAAGCACAGTTGTGAACATACCCTCAACAGTTATCTTCTCATCAAGCAGCTTGCCGATAGTTTTAGCTTTCTGCCTGCCGTCCTCACCTGTATCAAGGTGATTGAGAAAATACACGATAACATCTTCGGGAAGCATTTCAACGCTTCTCACAAGCTCCCAGAAATTCTTTGCAATGTCGGTGAACTTCTGATAGCCCGTTTCCTTTGCACGGCGCATAAACTCGTTCACCATAAGATACTGACTATCGTCAACGGCTATGGACTTTGCCGTCTGAGCTTTCATAAAGCGTTCTATCTCACCGTAATTGTCGGTATGTATCGTTGACTTAAACTGCGTGCGGAACGGAAGCTGTTTTCCGTTCACGTTCACAAGTGCAAGCTCGTCTTCTTTGAAATTTCTCAGAGAAGCAGATTTACCGCTTCCTGAAAAACCTAATACAAGTATCGCAAGTCCCATTCTCTTTTCCTCCTTATCTTATGGTCAGTCCCGGTCTGCGGACAACTGCCGCATATGGGATCTCTCTGCCTGCTTCGATAGCCGCCTTGACAGCCGTCTTGCTTATGTCAGGATCCTTGTATTTCAGCAGGCTGTCATCATTGACCTTTGCCCACTCCACAAAGGCTTTCGGGTCTGTTATCTCGGTGCTTTCCCTGCCCTTTGTAATGCTTATCTTAGCCATAACGCCCTCTATCTTGTTAAGATTTACCCTCTGCATACTGTTCATAAGATAAGCTTTAAGGCTCTCTGCCTGCTTGATTTTCTGCTCACGTCTTGCTTTGAGGGCTTTCTCTTCTGCTTCAAGCATTTTCGCTTCGCTGTTCAGCACCTTGACATAAGCCGCAACGTTCTCCGCCTTGTCTGTAAATTCAGCCTCAACGCATTCAAGGGTATCAAACCACACCTTTTCAGCCTCAGCCTTTTCCTCTGCCGTAAGCTCGGCATTTTCCGTCATATCCTCAAGACTGTCAAAAAGCCTCTGAAAATCGTTTGTAAGCTCATAAAGTTTCATTTTTATACCTCCAGTGTTGTATTGATTATATCCGCAAGCTGTCTTACTTTCTGTGTGAAAAGTCCGTAATTGTCGCTGTCATTATGCTCGTTCACAAAGCCCACGAGCCTTGTTACGCTGTCAACAGCGGTGGAAAGATAAGCCTTGAATATGGCTTTATCGTCCTGCACGGGGGCGGTATCCACCTTTCCCGCAAGCTTTTTCTCATACTCAGCCTTAGTTCTGTCAAGCTCCTCACGAAGCTGTGAAAGCTTGTCCTGCTTATCCTTTTCAGCCTGCTCAGCTTTCTGCAAAAGCTCTCTGCGGTCTTTCAGGCTGTCTTCTTCAAGCTTTGAATATTTTTCCGACCAATCGAGGTCAACACGCCGCATAGCGTCTTTAAGGTTCGCCACCTCTTTACTGTCCGTTTCCACAGCTACCTCGATAGGACGGCTCTCAAGCTCCTTTATCTCGGCTTCAAGCTGACGTATTCGCCTGTCTGCCTTATCTCTCTGTTTCGAGATCGTATCGCAGATGTTGTTCATATCCTCAAGCCTGTGGCTGAGCATATCTGCCTTGTCAGCCTTGATCTTAAGCTGTTTGACCTTTTCTTCAAGCTCTCTTACTGATGTATTTTCAAGGTCGGTGTTCTCGGTAAGTTCAGAACGTTCGTCCTCAGAAAGCTTGGTGAGAAGTGTTAGTTTCTTTACTCCAATTAGTGAACTCGAGTTCACTAATTCTTTTGGCAACTTCTCGACAATCGAAATGTAGTTATATACTTGTCTGTCCGAAAAGCCTGTTTCAGATTTACAGTAATCATTAAATTCCGAATACCCAAGCTCCTTGTAAAGCCTGCTGTCCCTCATTTCCTTAAAGCCCATACACATATCGTAAAGGCTCTGCTGTGCAAGCTGAGCTGAGGTCTTTATCCTGCGGTCAAGCTCAGCCGCCTTGATATATTCTGCCGATAGTTCGTTCATGCTGTTTTACGCTCCTTTCGTTTCTCAGCGAACACCCTGTCAAGATACCGCTTATACTTCTGTTCAAAGTCCTTTATCTCCTGCGGTTTGTCCTCACCACCGTTTTGTACCACGTTGTTCCTATACCCTCTGCACTGCACGATACCGCCGTATTGGTTCACTTCAACAGTATAGTAAGGCTTGTCAGGCTCAGAGGTTTTCCGTAGAAACATAATGCTGAGTTTTCCCATAGCATGGCGTTCTGCATATCCGCCCACACAATGGGAAAGTATCCTGCCCTCGTCCTCTATCTCTTTCAAACTGTGTGGCTGTCTGACAAGTAAGCCGTCTGCCGAAAATTCAAGGCAGACACGCTCTGCAAGTCTTTTCGTGAAGTTCTGCAAAACAAGCTCGTCATGCTCATAGTTGATGATCTTAGTGAGCCTGTTGTGCATTGTCCAGAAATCGTGTGGCAATGCTATCATTGTATCGTGAATGTTATACTCCAGCGTTTCGCACTGCTCCAGATAGTCGCTGTAATCAAGAGGTGTCATTTCCTGCTCGTTTATGTATCGTGCCACCCTTTGCGGTGTAAGACCTGTTATCCTCACAAAACGTTCAAGAGTGCCGTGTTCGTTCTTAAAGACCTTTGCTATATTCAGTAAATCTTCTGGTCTTAGTTTTGGATATTCCTCACGATAGTCAAGATACTGCTCCCACAGCTGTTCGCTGCCTTTGAGTGTCTTGAACTCCGTCTTGTTTAGTCCGAGCATTTTCAGCAGGTCATTACTTTTCCAGTTCACACGCTGAGAGAGCAGGAACTTTTCCTGGTATCCCCACCAACCTGTGTATCTCACGCTTGTTACGTCATAGTTCTGTTTCATAAGATACTCAAGATTAGGGTGCTTGCAATATGCGTGAAGATAGCTCATCAGCATATTACCGTGATAATGCTGATACTGACTGTAACGCATATCCGACTTGTCTATGGCTTTGATGTTCAATACCGAATAGGAATTATCGTAGTTATATCCCATACAGCACTTGCAAAAGACAGGCTCACGGAAGTCATTACGCACAGACCAGTTAATGCCGTTATCACTGCCGTATCTCACAGATCCGTCACGGGCAAACACATAACGCTGACGTTCCACAAGGTCACCCGTTGAGTATCGGTGAAAGCAACGTGCGAAAAGCTCATCACCCCTTGTGAGGAACACCACATAATTCTTAGCACCTCTGCCTTTCATCTTATCCATAAGCTCTTTATCAACCGCAGGAAAGCAGTAGATAAGAGCCTCTTTTCTTGTCTTTTTCATACTGCTGCCTCAGAAGTCAAGCAAGCCGTCAAGGGATAGGCTGACAGGCGTTTTTGCTGTTTCTTCGCTGTCAGAGCCGTCGCCCAGGTCGATAGTCATATTAAAATGAACGTCTGCACCCTTGAAGTAAAAGCTTACAGCTCTGCGGTAGACCTCGATATCCGAAATACTTCCCCCTACACCCTTGACAGCGTTTTCCGCACACTCGGCGAAAGTCCTGTCCGTCTGCAGGACCGCCTGAGCGAACTCCTCGTTCTGCTCACAGAAAATTTTGAGAGCCTCAAGAGTAGGCTTTGCAACCGCCTGCGCATACTTGCCAAGCTTAGCGGCAGACAGCTCCTGCGAAAGCTTGTCTTGAGCTTTCTTTGCGTTAATGTTCATTGCCGTCACCGCCTCTCAACTTTTCAAGCTTATCCCTTGTGCTACATATTTTTCCGTACACTTCTCCGATATTAAAAGCTCTATGCTCTCGCTCAGACATTGTTTCATAGATATCAATTATATCTGCACAGGCTTCATCCACGGTATCATATGCTTGACAAATCTGTTCTTTTGTGCTATCATCAATTTGAAAAGTGTTTTCTTTTTTCGTTGAGCCTGTACCTGTTGCCGCAGGTGCAGGCTCATTTTTTATGTATTTGGTTAGATATACACCACACAAAAAGGCCTTGTGTCTAAGCGGACAGTCTTCACAAGTTTTGAATTCGCTATTGCAAACCTCCACCGCCTTTTCAAACTCCTCTTTCGTTATCATCGTCATTCTCCTTTCCAATAGGTCTTACGCTCATATACTGCTTGCCGTCATAGTCCATCTTCTTAACAGGTTCAATCCCTTTCTCACGGAGCGACCTTGCGGCATCGCCCAGCCCTCTGTCGAAATCCTCATGGGTCTTGTAGAATGCACATCTGCGGCAGTAGTCCTTTGTTGGCGTTACTGTCAGCGCACCGCATTCGTCCGGCTTGACATTTGAATGGAACACGCAAAGGCTTACCGCTCCGCTGCCGTTATCAAGGGGCTTGTCCCTCTTAAATACCTCTCTCATCACTATCATCGTTTTCGTCCTCCTCATTTTCAAAACGTTCCCCCCAGTGTCTATCCACCACGCTCAGCACAAGATACATCACTACATCTATGCCTGCAACCACAGCTATTGTTATCAGCAGTATTCCTACAATGTTCATTACCACTTTCCTTTCATTTCAACTTCGACCTTGACCACGGGTCTGCCTGCTTCTCTCACCGCACGCTTAATGCTCTCCTCTGCTTCCTCGTAGGCAGTTTCTTTTACGCTTACATACCACCTGTACGCTACATACATTGTAAGCACCACCAAGAGCGCTACCGCTGCGGCACATCTGATTACCTCTAGTACGGCTATCATTTTCTCACGTCCTTTCATTTTTACGTCCTGTGTTTTAAGCTATCCACTCAGGGTGCTCAGTTCTTGCCGTTTCGCAAAGCTTATCCCAGAGCGACGGGTCACGCCCGACCATATCCTGCAGCGCTCCTGCAAGCTTACGACCGATACTGTCCGCAGCCGCCTGCCGCTCCTGCTCCGTGCAATCGTCCCAAAGCTTATAGCTTTTGCCACCGTCGAACGAGACGTGCCTTATGACTTTTAAAGGCGGATATTTCGGCATTTTTATCACCTCCTACTCAATTCTATTGGATATCGGGGTTGTACTATGCTAGACAAGCTCCTCGATAACGGCGATATTCTCGCCCTCTGAGCGGTCAACAAGGTCCATAGCCTCGCCTGCCGTCTTTGCCGTGACTGTTACCAGCCTTATGCCACTGAACGTGTCTGTCAGCTTAATTTTGTAGTGTTTCAATTTTGTACCTCCTTGAAAAATCTAACTTTGTGTGGTATAATGTAGAAAATTATACGAAAGGAAGTTTTAATCTTGAATTTTTCCGACAATTATTTAGCTTTCACACAAGCAAGCTATTCTGATTCATTAAAAGCCATTCAAGAGGCAGCTAATCGAATACTTGAGTTGCAGAACGAGCAATTACAAGCCGTAGTCAAAAATGCAATTGCTCCAATGCAATCTATGCTTGACGAAGCAGCTCGGAACATCTTCTCTAATCTTGATATTTCAAAACAACTCTCAGCTTCAATAGGCGTAATGAAGCAAACTATATCACAATTCAGCGATATTATTCCTGACGAAAATTCCTCAACATCGTCTAATAGTGAATCAAACGACGTTTCTAATGTCCAAGATGATATTTGCAACAACATTGAAAATCTTATTTCGGAAGTTCCAATCGACCCCAAAGCAAAAGAAGATATCATATCATCAAATGAAATACGATCTTTAAGAACAACCAACCCTTGGACAAGAGAACAAAAGTTTCAACTCATAACACTGATTTTAAGTATATTAACTTTTCTTTTAAGCATTATCTCTAAATCAAGCGATGATTCAGAAAACGAATACAATACGACTGTAAACATCACCATAAATAATAATTCAGAAAAAGACGAACAGATTAAAGAACTTCACAACATACAAGATAAAATGCAAAATATTCTTGAAACTATTGCCGAATCCGAAAATGAGGAAGAATCCTCTACTGCTGATGATGAATCTCTATCTGAATCTCAGTGATTTCCACTTCTAAAGATACTATTCTGCAAACATTACTCACAATCATAGACCAGAGTGCTATTGTTATGCTCAAATCAGATATCAAGCTTATGCACGCTGCTATGAAACTTGCAAAGCAAAATGCAATACCTAGATAGTAGGTTAGTTTTTTCAAATTCACTATCCTCGCCCCCCCTTTAATCACTTGTTGCATTTTCTCCTCAGTTGTGATATAATGGCTATATCTTACAAAGAAAGGAGGTTTCTGCAATGAATAAAGTTGATCTGCCAGAAACATTTTATGAACTTCCCAAAGATCGTCAGAGCTTTTTATTATCTTGGATATCAAATAATCTCAGGCCAATCGAAAGCATAAATACTCATTACACTTCTTACAGTATTAAACATTGGATTGAAGAAGAATATCCAAACGAATATTTTACTAATGGCGAACTTAAAGGAGCTATGCTCGAAGCTAATTATAGAACTAACAACGAAAATGCCTTAAACTGGTGTTTCAACATCTCTGAACGCTCACCTATTATAGTCAAGAGAAAAGCTCAGATGAAGTAATTCTTTTGGTTATCATTTTATTGAGGGAAACAACTATGCTCACAGTATTGTTGTTTTCCTCTTTTTCTATTTCCCAACGTTCAACAGCTTTATAACCAAGCTCTTTTAGTTTGCGGCAAAGTGTTGATTTCCCCGTTGGTCCTTGCTTACCCTCGACAATGATACAAACATCTTTATCAAGTAACGCCAGTAATTTCACAACTTCTTGCTCTGAAAAATATTGTGATAACACTTTTCTGAGTTCCATATTCTCACCCCCTCTTTAATCGCCTGTTGCATTATGCAACTCACTGGGTAAAAAAATATTTGCCGAACTCTCCAGCGTCAATGTGGAGCAAGTGTGACAGCTTCTCAGCCTCGTCCAAGTCAAACGGACGTACATTGTTTATTTTCTGGTTAGCCGTAGGTTGAGCTATGTTTAAACAATGTGCAACGTCAGCTTGGGTCAGTTCAAGCTCTTTCATTCTCCCCTTGATCTTGTTCGTGTTTACCATATGTCCGCCTCCTTTCTTGTTGCGTTATGCAACTTATTGCATTATCATAATAGCACATAACTTTTCACTTGTCAATAGCATTTTGCAACATTTTTTTATTTTTTTTAAAAAAGCTATTGCATTATGCAATTTAATGTGATATAATCATAGTAACGAAAGCAGGTGAGTAAGATTTGAATACTGTAGAAATTGGAAATAGAATAAAAACTGCAAGAGAAGAAAAAGGACTTACACAAGAAGAACTTGGTATCCGTCTTGGATTGAATAAATCAACTATTCAAAGATATGAGGCAGGAAAAATTCTCAGAATAAAATTACCTGTTCTTGAATCAATCGCTATTGAGTTGAATGTTAATCCTGAATATCTTGCATTAAAAACTAATGATCCTAGTCCTAAACATTCTTCTCATATTATAGACTCTAACGCAACCATACTCCCGCAAGACAACGTACATATAATACCTATATATGAGAGCGTGTCGGCTGGGTTTGGTGCTTATGCTGACGATTATATTGTGGGCTATATGCCGCTTTATATCGTCAACGAGGAAGAAGCTAAGAATACAATGTGCATTGTCGTTTCGGGGGACAGTATGTATCCGAAGATAGAGAACGGCGACAAGATACAAGTATTAAGGCAGGACTGGGCTGAGGACGGACAGGTAGTTGTTGCCCTTATCGATGGTGAAAACGGCGTCGTGAAGAAAATCAAGTATTCTGATAACAAGATAACCCTTGTATCATTCAATCCCGAATATCAGCCAAGAGAGTTTGTCGGTGCAGAAAGAGACCGCATAAGAATACTCGGCATCGTAAAAACAGTTATAAAATCCTTATAATAAAAAAAATCCCCGTCAGCACCGCAAATACTGACAGGGATAGCACACAGAATTTTCTCCCGCATGATTACAAATACATTATATCACCAATTTAAGACAATGTAAATGATTTCATAAATTGTTTACAAATGTCGATTTATAGGGAGGAAAAAATATGACTTGTCCAAATTGTAAAGGCGAAAACGCACCAGGCGTAGCAGTATGTGAATATTGTGGTCACGAACTTCCGCAGCCACAGAAAATTGATAACCACGTTGAGCATAACAGCAATATCGTTCAGCACATCACATACGTTACAAACGTCCAGCAGGTCGCACCGCAAGCTCCTGTTGAGCAGATAAGCCCTAAGAGCAAAAGCACAGCTGAAATACTTTGCCTGCTGACCTTTTTAGGCTTGGGCGGTTTGAACAGATTTTATGTAGGCAAAGCTGGCACAGGTTTGCTGTACTTCTTTACTTTCGGAGGTTTCTTTATTGGAGCAATAGTTGATATGATAAATTTGTTTCAGGGAAACTTCACTGACGCTCAGGGCAGAGTGTTAAAATGAAATCCCCTGCAAGTATTGTAAATACTGACATGGGAGAAAAAAATCTCGCCCCCAAGTGCTACCAACACTCAGAGGCGAGCAGAGCGGATACTACCAATATCAGCTCGATTCAAATTCACACTAACCCATTAAGAAAGGGCGAATTCTGCCCTTTTATTATACTGCATATTATTAAATATGTCAAGGAAATAGGAGGAAAAATCAATGAAGATCGCAGCGGCTTACGTTCGTGTTTCCACCGAAGAGCAAACAGAGCTGTCCCCTGACAGCCAGGTCAAGCTCATTCGTGAATACGCTAAGAAAAACGGCTATATCGTGCCGAAAGAATTTATCTTTCACGATGACGGCATTTCGGGACGTTCCACCGCCAAGCGGCAGGGCTTTAACCAGATGATAGGCACAGCCAAACTCAAGCCAAAACCCTTTGATGCTATACTGCTGTGGAAATTCAGCCGTTTCGCCCGCAATCGTGAAGACAGTATCGTCTATAAATCAATGCTCCGAAAGCTTGGTATCGACGTCATTTCTATCTCCGAGAATGTCGGTGACGACAAAATGTCCGTGCTTATCGAGGCTATGATAGAGGCAATGGACGAGTATTACAGCATTAACCTTGCCGAAGAAGTCAAGCGTGGTATGACAGAAAAGTTCGGGCGTGGTCTGAAAGTTTCGGGACCACCGCTGGGCTATGATATGAAGAACGGCGAATTTGTGGTCAATGAGCAGGGGGCCGAGATCGTCCGACGCATTTTCGATATGTACGTCAACCAAGATATGGGCTACCTCAATATCGCCCGTGAGCTGAACGCTGAGGGCATACGCACCCTGCATGGCAATGATTTTGAGACCCGCACTATCGCTTACATCATCAAAAATCCCGTCTATATCGGTATGCAGCGTTGGACGCCCGGCGGAGGTGGTTCAAAGGGTCACTACCGCTCTGCCGTAGCCGAGAACGTTGTTGTAACGCAAGCTCACCACCCTGCCATTATCGACAAGAAGATTTTTGAAAAGGCTCAGCAGAAAGCCGCAAAGGCTCGCAGGCCATACGAACGCAGTGGCTCCACCAAGCACGAGTATATGCTCAGAGGCTTACTGAAATGCAGTTCCTGTGGTTCAAATCTCACAATGGGATCGGTCAAAAGCGGCACTCTGCAATGCTATCAGTACGCTCACGGGCGGTGTAAGGAGTCCCATGCTATTACTATCGGTAAGATAGATAAGGCAGTCATAGAGGACATACAGGGGCTTGTGGACGGCACAGCGACCGATTACAAGCTTGTTGACCAATCCCCTGCCAAGCCGAAGAAAGACACGTCCAAGTATGAGACACAGCTTGAACGAGAGCGAATGAAGCTCGAACGAGTTAAGGCGGCATATGCAGACGGCATTGACACGCTGGAGGAATACAAGCACAACAAGTCAGAAGTTCTCGCCAGCATTGCAGAGCTGGAAAGCAAGCTCCGCCAAGCACAGCCGCCAAAGCCACAGCACACAGCCGACCGCCTGCCTGATCTGAAAGTCAGGGCGCAGGAAGTCCTCAAGGTCATTACCTCGCCTAATGCCACACCTATGGAAAAGAACAACGCTTTACGGAGTATTGTTGACAAAGTTGTCTTTGTCCGCAAAACGTCAAGCATTGAAATGTATTACCTGTGCTGAAACGGCGTATTTAGGCGGTTTTAGAGTGGGTATAACTTTTTGAAGTCTGGAGGCCCTGACGGCGAACTTGGTGCAGCGCTTCGCTATCTCAATCAGCGTTACTCAG